ATGATCCTCGAATATTTGTGACAATTATCCTTTCTTGGAAAGGTATGGCATTTGGATAAAATAATAACCCTGCACCCTTTCCTTCTGCACCAAGGATGTCTATATTGCTGAAAGACATCTCTTTTCCGTCCGCAACAGCTATATGATGGCCGCTTGCATCAGCATTTCCACCCTTGTTGGCACGAATACGTATGTCGGTGATGCAGCTATTGTCTGCGCTATCAAGAGATATGATATTCCCAGAGGAATCAAGCTTCTTTATTTCAGCGTCAATTCCTTTAAGGAATAGTCTTGATACTGCAAATGGATTTCCTAAATAAATACCTTTAGTAAGAGTTACCGGCCCAACAAAAGCTTTATTCAACGCATCTGTGTCATCGGATAGTCCATTTGCTATTGCCCCATAGTCTTGCGGGGTGCGAAGTTCTCGACTCTTATCTTGTGCTGTCCTGGGTACTGCTCCAAAACCTGCTTGCAGAAACGTAAGAGCATCTAGCGTGCTTCCTGTTCCATACGCAGCAGCAATTGCGCTTGCTACTTGCGTCATGGTGAAGCTTGTCATTTCAGGAACACCGGTAACTGAGTTGAAGCCCAGTATTCGGTCGCGACGGGAGATGAAGCTAGGCAATGCTGCGGCTTGCTCCGGGAACGGGAGGCGTAGCGCTGTACCGACAGACGACGCGATGCCTTGCAGCACCAGCCAGATGCGGTCAAAGTCGCGGTCCAAAACGGCCTCGCGCAGGTCCCCGTTGGTCTGGTAATCGGTGTCGCGAGCAAAAACCATCTCACGGGCAAGCAGTACATCTGCGCCGGATGCAGGTGCTGCTGAGAAAGTGACCTGTCCACCCTGTTGGCTGCCTACGCCTGTAATCGTGTAGTCGGTTCCGTTCGCCTTGATTGCTCCATCCACAAAAACGGCAAGGTCAGTCGCAATAAGGACCTGGAACTGAAAGGCGAAAACGGTGGTGACACCGTTGCCTGTGTATTCATTGAATGGGGTCTGTTGTTCGACCGGCATTTAGGGGCCTCTCTGCGTGAGAGCGGCCCCACTGGCTGAAGCCGCTCAGGGCTCGAGCGCTGCTTCAAATACGCCCGTTGATGGGCGCCAATCGTCGTTTTGGTGCGGGTCTGCATTCCCGAACGATTTGCCAATGCGCACAGGCGTTGCCGTGATAGCGCCTGCTTCGGCATCGATCAGGTCATCTGGTTGCTGCTTCACAGCAGGGTTCCAGTCCTTCATCTCGTCCCATGCATCGCCGTCGATCACAGAGACATGGGCCCAGAGCATGCCGCTGGTAAGCAGCGGTTCCATGGCTTCCAGAATCCGGGCGTTCTTGTTGGCCACGCTCTGCTCTTCCACGATGCCGCAGCGCAAACGCCGCTGTTTGAGGGCCATGCGTAAGAAGCTGGGTGCAAAGCCGCCGATACCGTTGGTCTCCACGGTCACCTGAGGTATGCGGTATTTCTCAATCAGGTCGCACAGTTGCATGACCTGGCCGCCGGTGATGCGCCGACCGTCCTCGCTGGTGGAGGCTATCTCGCCTTCAAGCTTCTCCGAGCGATGCCAATAGTGCCGGCCCGCCGCGTCCTGCAGGTTGAATGCAAAGCCTGAGGTATCGCTGTTGGTCTTGCCGCTGCTGGGGTCCCATCGCGCCGAGCAGGACACGATCTGCACCGCTCCCAGCCACATGGTCAAAACACGGTTCTGCGTGACAAAACGCGGCTCGCAGTCATAGCCCTGCATCTTGGCTGGGTCCAGGCGCACCTCGTGCACAGGCCTGCTATGCAGCTGGTACTGGCTGTCCCATTCGTTGATGGTGCGGGTCTTCTTGCGGCGCTTCTCCAACTCTTCACCATCAAAGCGCTCTGGCCACGCCACACCGGCATAGCAGTCGACAAGCCCGCCAGGCGCTGCAGCGAACACCATCCGCTGGCCCTGCATCTGGTAATCCCGGCCAGCCACAAGCAGGCGGCATTGCTTTCCGATTCCGGAGAACACGTATTCCGGCACGAATGGCAAATCGTAGGCTGCGCGCTTGGCGTCCTCGATCCGATGCTCATGGCCGAACATGGGGATGGTCAAACAGCTGGCGCCCATAGATTCGATCTCGTCGTAGAGGCTGTCGTGGGTGTGCGGGGTGCCGATGTACAGCTGTCGACCACCGGGCACCAAGATGTGCACCTGCTCGCCCAGGCGGTATCGCATCTTCTCGCGCGCCTCTGGCGTCTGGATGTTCCGGGGGACTTCAACGTCATCGTTCTGGCACTCGTCCGCGCGGGCGCTGGTCACGTTGGACAGGATGCCCCGGGCCGACATGCTGGCGTTCCGTGGGTCGGTCGCGCCCTCCACCCACCATTCGCGCACACCGCCGTCACGGAACATGCCCCGGGTCAAAGGGTGGTTGCGCAGCACGTTCTGTGTGTCGCGGCTGGTTTTCTCCGCTGTGCCGTCAGCCTCCGACTGGTGCAGGATGCGATAAGCCGGGTCGCGGTAATAGCGCCAGGCGTTGTATACGGCCAGGATGGTTGACTTGGAAAAGCCACGGTGTGCGCGCAGCACGCCCAAGCTCCAGCCCTCTTGCAGCCAGTTGCACACGCGCATGTGCACGGGCGGCACATCCCAGCCGCGATGCCGGCCCCACATCACATAGAAGGCCGGGAAGCTGATTTCACGACTTGCCATGGACACGCTTGTCGAACTGTTCTTTCTTGACAGACTGCAGCACCTGATTCATCAGCCTAGCTGCTTCCGCTTCGGCGGCCACAACCTCGTCGTCCAGCGAATCTTCGCCAGCGGTCACGGCCGCTGGGTCTTCTGGGCTCTCCGGGTTCGAGGTGCGCTGGCGAATCTGGCCCACCAACCCAACGATGCGCTGGGCACAGGCCAAGGTGGCCACCGCATTCTTCTTCACCCAGTACAGATCGCCGCGCGTCTGCTTGTCCATGGCCGACACCGGCACGCCTGCGCCGGGCCATGCCTGTGGGTCGCTTTCCTCGAGGAACCTGTCCACCAGCTCTTCACTGCGCTTTTGCAGCGCCTCAAATTGATCCTGCCGCATCATCGACCTCCGATAGCTTCAAAGTTTGGTGCGCGCGAAGGCGCCGTTTCTCCAGGCTCCCACCAGAATCCCTGCTCCCAGTCCTTGTAGGCCTTCTGCCGGATTCGGCCCATATAGCCCGGGCTCAGGTTCTCCTGCACATCCTGCATGAAAGCGTGATCCATTGCAGCACGGGCGTACCAAAGATTCACATAAGGCAGATGGGATCTGGCAAATCGCAGCGCCTCCGCACCAACGTGCGTTTCCTTGTCGGCCGCCCATTCGTCATAGTTTCCTTTGGTCAGCTCCACCAGTTCCGACAGGCTGCCGAAGGATGGGCCCAGCAGCGCCCGGCCCGTGGTGTCCAGTGGGCTGCGGTCTTCCGTGGTGTCGCCCAACAGGATGTCGCCCACAAAGCCCAGGCCGCCGCCCTGCGCAGCCGCTCGTGTCCAGAACTTCGGCTTAGTCATGTCTACCGGGTCCTTGCCGGCGATGATCTGCTTGGTCTGAAATGCGATGGCGCCCAGGGCAACGCTGGTCAGAGCCATGCCCGAGGCATAGGCCAGACGGTTGGCAGCCAGCGGTGCGCCGTCCAAGCCTCGATCGCCTTCCAACATGCGGCGCCAGTGCCGGGTGATCATGGCAATGGGGAAACTTTTGAACTGCATCACCAGTCGTGCCAACTCACCCAGGCCGGTGCCGGACTGCTTGCCGCCCCATGTCTGGATCGCCTTGGTGGCCAGATCTGGGTTCATCACCGCATATTCGCTCTCATCGGTGATGAAGCCCAGAATCTTGCCCGTCACCTCATTGGCGCGTGGGTTGCCGCCGGCTGCAATGGATTCGGGCGTCAACATCTTGGCGCCGCGATAGTCGGTCAGCTGCGCCTGGTTGACCACATCCCAGTCGGCCTCGGTGATCCCCTTGCGCCCCAGGTGTGATCGGTCCCATTCGGTCAGGTCGCCCCAGCGCGTTTCTGACAGCCGGCCCAGCCCCTGCATCATGGTCATGCTGAAGCCTCGGCGCAGGGTGTCCGTCCACCAGTTCATGAACGACAGCTTCATGGTGCTGTTGGCCAGCGCGCCGCTCCAGTTATGGCGGATGTTCTCGCCGGCGAAGCGGTTTAGGTCGCTCATCATGGACTCGGCGATCATGCCGTGGGTATTCGCGAACTCCTTGGCCTCTGCCGATCCGGCCCGCGCCGTGTTGCGCAGCAGGTCCCAATACGGAAGCTTGTTGTAGCCGGTGGTCGTGATGATGGTGCCCAGATCGGTGATGCTGGAGATCACCGCGCCGGCCAGCTTGCCAGCCGTCTGAATGTTGCGAATGTCCTGGCTTACCTGCGCAAGCCGGGCACTCTCCGGCGAGCCTGTCACACCGGTGACGATGTCCCAATAGGCCTGCGGGAAATTGCCAGCCACCCGCTTGAGCCCACCGTCTGCCTGCTTGGCCAAATCGTTCTGCAGCTTGAACTGGGCATTCGGGTTGGGGCCGTATCGCTCCACCAGCCCAATATCGCGGGCCATGCCGCCCACATGCCCTCGCATGGCGTCGTACATGGTGCCCATGCCGAATTGCTCGTTGTAGGACAGATAGGCCTGCCCGTCTGCGAAGTGGATCTGCCGAGAGTCAGCACGGTTGTTGGCGCGCGCTCCGCTTCCCTGGAACTGGCCGGGCACCAGCTTGTTGAGACCGTCCGTGGAGATTGTTCCCCAGGCCGAGCGCAGGAAGTCCAGCACTTCGCCATCATTCATGCGGCTGCCATCTGCGCGCAGGTAGCGGCTGCGGTCAAGCAGGGGCAGAGTCTTGCCGGCCCACTCGTCCATTCCGGCGGCGCGCACCCGTGCAGAGTCATGGGCCTGAGGCATGTAGCCATAGTCCAGCCGCCCTACATCGCCGCCGGCGGCATTGAAGCGCTGGCGCAAGTTCTCGATGGTTCCCAGCCAAGCCTTGGCGCCGGCCTGTGCCAGCTGGTTGCCAGTGTTGCCCTGGCCCTTGGCAAAGATCTCGGCAATCAGGTCGCTGGTCATCTGCGGGTTCTGGGCATCGAAGAGGAACATCAGTGCGCGTCGGCCCAGGCTGGCGTCTTGCCGGCTGGCCGTGGCCTCCACCAAATCCATCAGTTGGGACATGGCCTGGCGCTTGATGCCATCCGCATACAGGTTGGTGTTGTTGATGTCCTCCACCAGGGCATTGCTGCGGCCCGAGCTCAGGTTGGTCTGCAGGTCCTTCACGCGCTGCTCTGTGGCGGCAGTGGCCACTATCTGGCGCTTGGCGTTCTGTAGCTTGCGCCGTGCCTCGGCCTGCATCTCCTGCATGGCCAGCTGCGAGCCTTCCAGGACCTGCTGATCGTAGGGCTTGGCCATCCAGCCTTGAGGATCGTCACGGGCCAGCCTGCGCATGGCGGCAGACAGCCTGTCCTCAATGCCCTGAATTTCCGATGGGGTCAGCTTCCGGCCGGCGGCCTGGGAAACTGCCGCGATACACTGCGGCTTCATAGCCATATGGAAACCTTTCTCTGGACCATCAAATTCCTGGGCGCGCTTGCGGCCCTGGTGTCTGTCGTACCCCTGGCCATCTGGGCCATGAGCGGTAGCTGGCGGCATGCCCTGTTCGCACTCAAGCAGTACCTGCTCATCATGGGCGGCTTTGTGGTGGTGGGCGTGGGCCTTGGCGTGCTGAGCATCATTGCGTCCTGATCGCGCATTCAGCCGCCACCTGCAGCAGTGGCACATCCTGCAGCTCGTCGGCCATCTCCTGACGCAAGCGGGCCATCAGCTGGGATAGCGGCTCTGGCGCATCCATCCCCTCCAGCCTGATCGGCATGTCCGGTGCCAAGGCTTCAATGTCGGCCGCCCTGGCCTCCAGCCCTGCAATCTCGTTTTCTGCCTGCATGCCGCCGGCTGTCGGCTCTTGCCGGCCTGGTGCGGCTAGCTCTGCCCGGGCCGGTGCTGCTTCGGCGCGTGCGGCCGGGGCTGCTGCCTGCTCTGGTGCACGCGCGGCACGGCCAGCACTGCCCTGCTCTGCCACCATTCCAGCAGCTTCTGCAATCGGGTTGCGGGCAGTGGGCGGCGCATCGATGGAGGCGCGGTCTGCGCGGATCACATTGAGCTGGCGGTCGAGCACGTTCAGAGCGTCGAAGGACTGCTGGGCTGCCGCGTTCTGGTCCAGGGCGCCTTCAATGCGCGCAATGCGGGCCGAGTACTCGTCGCGCAGGTCATTCAACTGGCGCTGCGCCTGGGCCTTGGCCTTCTTGAAGCTGATGCCTTCGGCCTTCTGCAGGTCGCGGGCCAGCACATTGACCGCCGGCAGGGATGTATCCGGCACCTGGGCGCGCAGGCTGTCCAACTCAAGGCGCATCTCGCGCACCGCCCCGGGGTCTGCCCGGCCTGCTGCATCGGCCAGCAGCTCGATGCGCTGGCTCTCCATGCGGGCAATCATGTCGTCCATCACCCTGGTGCTGCGCAGTACTTCGACTGGCAGCAGGTCTGTCACGCTGGCGCGCGTGCCGAGGCTCAGCTGGTCGGCAGCCCGGGCCATGGCGTTCAGGTGTGCATTCGCGGCCTCGATGTCGCCGGCCCGGCCCAGGTTCCAGCTATCAACCGCCTCGCGGATCTGCAGCACCCGGGCGGCATCCACCACGTCATCAGACACCCGGCCCATGCCCTGCACCGCCTCGGCAACCTGCGTGCGTGCAGAAGGCGGCGCTTCGCCGGCGCGGGCCGCCTCGGCTGCTGCAGCACCTCGCACCCGGGCGCTGCGCATGGCCATGGCGCCAAAGCCCAGCGGCAGCAGTGTGGAGAGGGTCAGGCCCACCGGGTCAAAGGGATCGTACTGATCGGCCAGCTTCGAATAATCGGCCCGCTGCAGGATCTCGCGCACGGCCGCCTGCTGCCCGATGTAGGCCACCGGGCCGCCGCCCAATGCCAGCCCCACCGTCTGGCCAACCGTCTTGCCTGCCACCGGCAGCGCAAAGGTCGCTGCCTGCACTGCCGCCGTCACGCCTCCGACTGCCGTGCGGGTGCCAACGTCCACGCCTTCCATAGCCAGGCGGTCGGACTGGGTGAAGCCCTCTTCCGTACCTGAGATGACGGCGCCTGCAAGCGGGTTGCCCGTCACCAGCATCGCGCCCACGGCCTTGCCACCCACACGGAACAGTTCTGACACAGCAACCTCTGCTGCATGGGTGGTCAGCGGGTCCGGCAGCATCGAGCGCCCAGCATCGCGGACCACGCGCCCGGCGGGGGACATATAGTCCGGCCCCTGCTCGAGCAGCTTGCGCGTGGCGTCCTGGGACTGGCGCCGCTCATCATCTGACTGGGTGGAGAACATTCCGCCTGCGCTGCCCTCGGTAGTGGCCAGCACCTGGCCAAAGGCTCCAAGCACATCAGCCGTCGAGCCGGCCACATCCGTGGCGCCTGCAGCCAATCCCCTCGGTGCAGCACTTATCGTGCCCCACAGGCTGAAGCGTGGCGCCTGCCTGGGCGCTTGGCCCGGGCGCTGGGACAAATCCGTTGCCTGGATGTTGAAGTCTTCCTGGTATGCATCGAGAAGCGACATTACTTGACCTCCACAAACACGGGTTGGCCGCGGCTGTTGGTGACCAGGCCGCCGCCGGCCTGCACGGTGTAGCGGCCATTGCCACTAGTGATCAGCGCGGCCTTTGGCAGGTTCTTGACGAAATCGTCAGCAGACATGGGTGTCTGACCGACATAGACCTGACCGTCAGGCAGCTGCCCGGCCACGGCGCCGCTGTTCAGCTGCTGCAGCTTCTTTTCGAATTCGTTCGCCGGCACACCATAGGGCAGCACGAACTTACGGCCATTGCGCTCCGCAACGCCACCAGAGGCAAGCGCCACAGCGCCGGGGATGGAGATGGCGCCACCGCCTTCTGCTTGCTTGCCGTAATAGATCATCAGTGCGGCATCGATCAGCGTTTCCCGGGCCTGGCCTGACACAGCATTGCCGTACTCGCTGGCGATGCGCGCGCGAACGCCTGTGATTGCAGCGTTGTCCTCCTTGATCGCCTTGTCCTTGAGAGCCTGCGAGCCGCGCAGGACCAGCTCGCTGGTGTAGCGTCCCTGAGTAGTCGTGCTCCCGGCCATGCCAAGAGAGATTCCGAGCGCCTGATCCTTGGGCGCCATCTGGCGGCCAAGAGCCGAGGCCATGGCCGGGCCTACGGTGCTGGCAACCTGAGCCAATGCAGACGACTTTTGTTCTACTGGAAGTGCTTGAACTAGTCGGCTGAATTGCTCAACCTCCGTCCTCATCAAAGGTGACACCGGCTGGCCAACCACACCACTGACAACAAATGCTTGCTCCGCACGCTTTACCAATCCCTGCATCATTGAAGCGATGCTTGAGGTATCCAGTGCTGTGATGGAAGGGAGCACGCCACGCTCTTGGGCGGCCAGTAGCGGCTCTTCACGGTAGTCCTTTACCGACTGCTGGAAGACCGAATCCATACGGTTTACGTTCTTTTCGATTTCTGGGCTGGTGCCGGTCTGGTTCAGCTTCGCCCTGGTCTGTTGCAAGATCTGTTGTTGCACTGCCAGTGGCTGGGTGCCGAAGGCGCTCATTTCCGGCGCCTGGCGCACCAGTTCCGGGACAGCCTTTGCGAACGGTGTGCCGGCAACGGTCTGGGATAACTGCGTCACATAGTCATGGCTGAGCGCTTTGCCGGTCATGACCAGGCCCTGGGCGGCGGTGTACGCGGCCTGCGCTCGGTCCAACTGTGCCCGGGCCTGAGCTTCTGCCCGGGCCCGGGCAGCCTCTGCGCGCTGGATATTGCTCGTCTTGAAGCCTTCAATCTGGGTGGACAGCTGCAGCCGGCGCTCTGGCGTCAAGTCTGCAAACTCTTCGCTGCCCAGCGCCTTGGTCACCTGATCCAGGCTGCCGTTGTTGTTGCGTGCGTCCTGCACCATCGTGGCAGCCTTATTGAACCGGGTGGCCTCCCGCCAGTTCTGCTGCATGCGGCCGAGCTGCTGGGCATCCAGTCCGCTGAATGGGCCTTGCTGCTCGAAGGCAGTGGCCACCATGTTGTTGGCCTCTTGCGGATTGCGCAGGTACATGCGGCCGGCGGTTTCCAGTGTCTGGTCCAGGCCGGCGCGCACGTCTGACTGGTCACGCTCCATCACGGCCCTGCCAACACCACGACCAAGGTGCGATGCTCGGCTGTCCAGCCTGGCCTGAACCTGACCGCGCAGCGCCTCAGGCACGTTGCCCATCACGCCGCTGATCAGGTCCGTGGACTGCTGCTGCCACTGCTGAGCGGCCTGGTCCTTGGCGATCTGACCACCCTTGATGCCCACGCCCATGGCATCGCTGGCTTCATCCAGAGAGGACATGGCCCGCTGCATGATCGTGTCGGCATTGGCCCGGTCTGCTGCCTCCTGCAACTGCTTGCGCTCACGCAGCTGCTGCTGATCGATCCGCTGCAGGTCCTGACCAAAGCCGGCCACGGCCTGCCCGATGGCCTCGCCATTTGCGCCAGGCACCACCTCAGGCGCACGCTGCGGCCGTGCCGCCAGCTGACCAAACTCTTCCCCTGCTGGTATGCGTGCCATATCTCAGTCCCCCATTCCACTCTTGCCGCCGAAATAGAACTGGCTGGCAGCATCATTGCCGGGCAGCGTGACTTGCTGCGTGCCCTTCCAGCCTGTGTACGCCTGACCGCCAGCAGAAAGCAGAGAGCCGGCAAGGGAGTTGCCGGCCGACTTGGCATAGCCCTTTGCCTGCTGGGCCAGTGAATCGGATTCGCGGCGCCCGCTGAGGATGGTCATCTGTGCATCCTGCTCAGCAGCACGAGCAATCTCTCGGGTGTTGATCAGGCTGAACTCATCCAGCGCCGTGTTGTTTCCGGCAATGGCTGCCCGCGCTGCTCCAATCTCGCGCCGGCCCTGGCGCCGGATCAGGTCGGCCTGCTGTTCGGCAGTGGCGGCTGTGTACCCGGCCTGCTGGCCAGCGGCCACAGCCGCATCCGAGCGCGCCTGATACTGGCTGATGCCGCTGAAAAGAGTGCCGGCCGCCCCGGCAACCGTGCCCCAGCCCCCTACCGCCGCCGCTGCACTCGATGCAGTGCTCGCTGCGGTTGCCAAAAACTCAAGTCCTGTGCACATGCTTACGCCTCCAGAATTACGCCGCAGCGCTTCATGCCCAGCCGCTCGAGCAGCTGGACGGTTTGATCGGTATGCACGCCTGTGGTCACGCCCTGCTGGATCAGCTTGGCGCCCAGGTCGCGGGCCCACTGGTGGTACTTGCGGGTCAGGCGCGCAGCTGCAGTGCCGCCGCGATGCTCTGGCGCCAGGAATAGAGCAAGGTCCGTGGTCATCAGGTCATCGCTGGCCCAGTGCTGGAACGCTGTTGCCATCAGACCGCCGACCACCTCGCCTGCCTCTGTCTCCGTCACCCAGACAAAGCCCATGGGGGACTGAACCAGGGCGGCCAGCGTGTGGCCAAGGCGCGCAGGTGAAAAGGTGATGCGGCTGAAGCGCGGGCTCTCCGCATGCATGAGCTCGCCCAGATTGATCAGGACTGGCAGGTCATCAAGGGTTGCTTGTCGAATTCCCATGGTCACCCCGCGTTGATGGTGATGCCGCGAATCACGGCCAGGAGGAAGAACGGGTAAGGCTGGTCCTGCTTGATTGTGAGCAAGGACTCTTTGTCCCAACCACTTACCGAAACCTCCTGCAGCCCCGTGAAAGCAGGGACTGGGCGATCCAGGACCAGCGTGTCTAGCTTTCTGTATGGCAGATCCTCGGCCGGGTTGTTGCCTGACTGCACGGTGCCTCCCACGCTGGCCAGCAACCTGAGCTGAATGCTGTGCATGCTGGTGGCTTGCCCCTGGGCCGTGCCGGTGCCCGTGCCAACTTCTGGCGCTTCCAGCTGAATCGTCGCGGTGTATGGAAGCCCCACGGATACCTTTTTGGCGTTCCTGGTCAGTGTTATCGCTCCGCCCGATACCGTCAGGTCTCGCTGCACGATGTCATCAGCCAGGACCGAAACCGTCTTGCCTTCCAGGTGGCCGAGGCCTGTCCATGTGGCTTTGGAGACAGGATCTGTCAGTACGGCTCGGCAATCATGCGGCCCCAGCACTTGATCGCTGTCCACCCACGCGCTGCCCCAGTCCAGGCGCTCGATGTAGCGAACCGTATTGCCATTGACCTCTCGGCGCACTACAGCATAGGTACGGTCTTCCGCGCCCACAGGCACGGTGGCGATGCTTTCAATGAAGCCATCGGTGTGCAGGGGCGTGCACGCATAGACGTTCTGCTCGCTCGAGTAGGTCATAGCCAGCGCTGATCCGTCTTCGAGAATCAGGAACAGAATCGACTCTGGCACCTTCTGGTAGGTCATGCCCACGATGCCAGGCCGGAAAATCTGCTCGCTAAAGATGCTTGCTTCGCTCGAGTCAAAGCCGCCGGCAGTAAGCGGGAACATGCGGCGCAGCACGCGCGCACCACCTTGCATGTACAGAACCTCAGTGCCAATCTGCACAGGACGCACAGGAGCGCTACCCCAGCGCGTGATCATGGGCAGCTGCATGTTTGTCTGGGTGATGGGCTTCTCCACACCGCCCTTGCCTTCGAACTCAGCATCCGCAGTCAGCACCAGCAGTGACGCTCCGCTGTGCAGGAACAGGATGGGGTTGCGTTCGTTGCTGCTGACGGTCTTGTACACCGCCGAGTCATCGTTGGTGCCAGGGGTGAAGTTGAAGTACAGCCCCGACATGCTGCCCCAGAGGGACTGCGGATAGCGCGCGGTGTTGGCGAACCACAGACGCTGCTCGTGGAATGTGCAGGTCGCGGGGTAGCCGTCGAACTGGTTCCAGATGGAGCCGCGCAGAATCCAGGCGTCTGCGGGCACGGCCAGATCGTTGGTCAGCACGGTCATGATGATTGCCTGTGCCACCGTGGGGCTGTCAATGCTGATGATCTTTACCGAGCCGCCGCTGAGCTCAACCCACTTGCCAACGTCCTCAGAGCGCCACCCATCCGCGCCCAGCGGCAGCGCCACCTGGGAGCCTATGGGCAGATCCTTTGCTCCGGTCGCTGGAGTGATGGTGGTCTGTGGTGTGCCCTCAAGAATCCAGGTGTTGGCCGCTGCTGATGAGGCAGAGAAGGCAACATCGACAGTGGCCGTTGCGCTGGTGCTGCTTCCCACCGCCGTGATAGTCGCCGTACCTCCCGCCCAGGTAATGGTGCGGCCAACATCGGAAGCCAGGAAGAACGCGCCGCCTGCTGTCAGCGTCCTGCCTGCCCCGACTGTCGGGTCGCTGATGGTCATGGTCACAGCCGCGCGGTGGCCAATTTCGCCGAGGGCGCCAGGATTAAATGGCACATCTCCAAGAGTCCAGCGGTTGTCTGAATACCGCAGCAGACGCCTTGGAGGGTGTGCCGGGTGACAGATGATCATGGTGTCCATGCTCTGGGCCACATCGATCTGTGCAATCTGGTCTGCTGTGTATGGCGTGGCTATCGTGTATGGGCTGCCACCGTCAAGAACGAGTGCGTCTCCCTTCCAAACCCTCATGTACAGATGTCCGAACTCCAGCATGTAGGAGCTGTCACGGGTGAAGATGAAGGGGATCAGCCGGACGGCCTGGGCTTGGTTGCCTGCCCCACCCAGGAAGGCCAGAGGCGGCCTGATCGTGGCGCCACCATGGCGCACCACAATCATGTTGTCGCCCACCTTCATGCTGCTGTTGAACTTGTCGATGTCTGCACGGCCTCGCAAACGTGGGCTGAGCACGCCGGCCGTGAAGTTCGTGGTGATGAGTTGCAGTCGCGGCATTAGAGTCTGGCCTCCAGAAATGGACTGTTGCTGGAGAATTCCTCCGGCGGGTTCTCCTGCCCGTCCACCGACTTGGCGCGCTTCCAGGCCACCTCGAATTCCTGAGCCTTCAGCTGTGCAAGGCTGGTGCTCTTGGTAATCGGGTATGCCAGATCCTTGACCATGCGCTTGATCATGATGTCCGTTAGGTTCGCATCCCAGGCGCTTTCTGGCAGGTCAGCTAGATACCGGACATTCAGGACAGTGGCATTGGCCAGGATCTTGCGGTCTTCATATTCGAAGTCCACCTGGCACCTGTTCACGCTCACATCCAGCAGGCGCAGAAAATCACCAGGCACAGCGAACTGTTGATTCCAGCCAAAGGCTGGCGCTTGGGCCAAAGGTGCCAGCTGCACCCGGCGCACAAGGCAGTTCCAAGGGTGGGCACGCAGCACATCGCGCTTTGCCTGTGGGTAGATGTTTGCGCAGCGACGTGCGCGGTCTGTGTTCTCTGTCAATGACGCAATGGCCGAGTCTCCCAGCAGGAGCAGCGCATTCGTGCAGATTTCGATGTTGGTGGCCATTGCATCCTCTCAAAGCAAAACGGGGGCACACGGCCCCCGCTGTTTCACATCGAACCAGGGCCCGGCCCGTGGTCAGTCGTACGTGATGTGGTCAATCTCCAGGCGGAACTGAGCGTTCGCAGTGGGAGCTGCACCACCCAGAGTGGCGTAGACCTCGACGTCCTGCGGCGCGACGTACTCGACGCCAGCAGCCACCAGTGCGCCGTTGTTCAGGTCAACACGGCCAGCAGCCGCTACATCCACCGCCGATGCGATGCCGGCCGCATTGATCACAGCCTTTGTCGCAAAGTCGCGGATGCCGACGCTCAGCGTGACGCCAGCGCCCATCGCGGCCATAGAGCCCTTGGACGAAGCCAGGAAGCGCGCACCCTTCTGGATGCGAATGCCGCTGGCAATGGTGTCGTTCTGGGCCCAGGCTGCCGTGGCCGGGCTGGTGATGATGAGCGTGCGCTTCTTGCCCACCGAGTTGGACAGAGCCTTGCTGTTCGCAGCGATCAGCGCAGCCTGACGGGAATTGATTTCAGCCATGGTCTGGTTCTCCTATTCGTTCAGGCCGATCACTGGAAGGCGATCTCGACCACCTTCTTTTCGTCTTCGCGGCCTGCACCGTAAGACGCGCCCAGGGACACCTGCCAGGCATCCTTCTTGTCGCCGCGACGGGTGACGTTGCCTTCCATGTAGCCTTCACCCCAGTGAACGCCGGAATTGCACCATGCGACGGCGTAATAGACGCCACCGATCAACTCGAGGTTGTTGTAGGGGATCCAGTTGAAGCCCATCCAGCGACGGGATACATCGCCTTCCTGCAGCATCTTCACGGCCAAGAAGTCGGCAGACGTGAGCGTGGTGTCGCTCAGGATGTCTTCGAGCATCTCGTCGTTGTAGGTGATGTTGAGAACTTCACCGTTGTGGTTGTCAGCTTCGTTGCGGCGGAAAATCTTTCGCGCCTGGATCAGCTTGGCCTTGGTGAAGCCGGCGCCGCCAGCAGCAATCTTCTGGTTGGTAGGCAGAACGATGCTGGAGCCGTCCTTGAGCAGCTGGGTGCCGCGCAGAGCGCGATAGATGATGTCGTCCAGGCGGCGATTGCGCTTGGCCGTCAGGTTCTGCATGTAGTTGCCGCCGGTAACCGGGTTCACGAGCATCTTGGGGATGTCGTTACGGTCCAGAGGCAGAGCTTCATAGAAGTCGGCCATGTTCACCACACGCGCGGTGTGATCGGCTACCGACCAGTTGGTGTCGCCGTGGCGCACGGTGTTCTCTTCGAGCAGAGAGCCGTCATCGCCCAGCTTGTTGATAGTGAACGCTTCGCCTTCGATGGTGCCGCGCGAAGTAGCAGCGACGGAAAGGCGGGAATCTTTTTGAGCGACTTCATGACGGATCGTGCGATCCCACTGAGTCACGAACCACTGAGGAATGGTGGGCATTTGGATACTCCAGTTGAATGAACGTGTCAGCCATTCAGGGTGTCCAGTTGCCTGGGCCTGCAATACGGCAGATCGGCCGGCTTGCTTGCCTTCTGCTCGGGCTGTTGCAGGGTGTCCGCTTGCCACGGCGGGCCTGTGTTGGCCCGAAGTGTCAAGCGGCGTTAAGTCTCAAATCCCGAACGATTAGGGGTTCTGCTGTTCGAAGTACTGGCGAACCTGTGCGCTCACAGCGGCATGCTGGGGGTGCTTGCGGTCGCGGTATGCCTCGGAGGCCATGAGGCTATCCACGTTTGCAGCAGGCGATGCTGTGCCGGTGCGGGGTGGGCGATCTTCACGCATCTCCTTGCCCAGCGCGGCCATGATCTTGATAAAGGCTGGGTTCGTTCCCAGGCCAGCCTGCACGGCTTCTTCGGCCAGACCGGAAGGCAAACCATGCATAGCGCGCTGAGCCGCGCTCACTCCAGCGGTGTATTCGGATTCAGTCCCCCACACTTGCTGCAGAGCAGAACGAGCTTGGTCTGCTGTCTTCTGGGCCGCACCGTTGAGCATTTCCGGCACCAGAGAGAAGTACTCTCCCATGACGAATTGATACTGCTCGACCGACAGTCCAGCCTTGTGTGCTCGCTCACGAAAGGCGGCGGACATGGTTTCATCCATGGCCACATCCTTGAACTGGTCAGGGATGTCGAAGGAGTACTCGCTTGCATTGGCTGGCACTGCAGGTGGCTGGCCCAGCTTCTGAGACAGCGCGCCATAGGCTTCGCCCAGCTTCTTGGCGCTGGCCGCCATGTCGATCTGACCATCCGCGCCATTGACGCGATGCTTCTCGGGCAGCCAGGACAAATCGTCGGCGCCACCAGCAGCAGGCGCGGCAGCACTCGGGGCCGGTGCAGGCGCTCCAGCAGACGCGCTCAACAGGGATTCAGCTGCGGCCGGGGCGGGTGCTGCACCAGATGCAGGTGCGGGGGCGGCTGTGGTGGTGGTTGCAGCTTCAGACATAGTGCTCTCCTTCAAGTGATAAAGCCCGCTGTGCGCGGGCTGGGGTTGGTGGTTGCTTACGTTTCGTCGCCTGGACTGTCATCAATGCCGGCCACACGGTTGACTCGAGTCACGATGTACTCGACGACCTCGCGCCGTGCGGCATCGCGGTAGGTCTGCAGCACGGCGTCGATGCCGCCCTCGCAGTGCACCTTCGCGCTGGCGGCGAAGCGCTTGTAGAGGTCTTCGAAAATCGCCTGGCCGCGTCGGTCTTTCTCAAAGATGTCGTGGTACAGGCCATCCAGCCGCTGTCGTTCGTCATCCTGGCTCATGCTGCCCTCGCTACTCGTTGAGCCATCGCGCCCTGCATCTCGGCCTGACCTTGTGCGGCCATGGCCTGCTGCTGGGCCTGTGCTTTGGCTTCCTGCCGCTGCTGGCGCATCTGCATCACCATGCGGGCATCGCGGATGAGGGTTTGCTTGATGCCGCGAAGTTGGGCCTTCTCGCGCGCGGCTTCTTCCCAGTCGTAGACATCGAGGATGGCTGGGTCTTGCAGTGCCTGGGCCTTGTTGGCCAGGTCTGCCTCGTAAACGTCCATGGCGCTGACGTCCTCAAGCTTCTGGGCGCGGGCTAGGGGGGAGAGGTAGCGCACGGTGAACGAGCGGTTCAGCAGCGACTGGGGAGGCTGGCCCACTAGGGCGAAGCGGCTACGGATGTTGGCGCGCCACACGATGCCGAATGCGCGCTCGATGAGCGGCTGCAGGAACTCGGCTTGGAAGCGGCCGAACATGGGGCCCATCATCTGGCGCAGTGTCTGCACGCGAACCTGCCATTCGTAGGCTGTCTTGGCCTGGCCTTCAACGGGGGGCAGCTGGTCGGCCATCAGGATCTTGCGCACCGTGGCCTGCATGCCTTCAACGGCGATAGCCCCTGCGTCTGGGTTTGCACCAGTAATCAGAGGCTTCACGCTCTCCACGCTGTTGGCCACGATGATCTTGCGCGGGCCCATCTTGATGTTGCGCGGGTTCAGGACGCCATCGTCTTCGGCGATCAGCATGGGAGCCTGGGTGGACTCCATGCCCATCAGAACCCACTTGAACACCTCGTTCAGAGTCTTGATGGTGGGCAGCGCATCAGCGACGGGTCCCGTTGCATAGGGAGAGTTCGGCAGGCGGTACCAGCGCGGCACCATGCACGGGAACTCTTGATAGCCACCCTCGCGCAGCACATGGTTGCTGTTGAATTCGAGATGGCAGGCCGAGAAAGGCATGTTCTTTCCGAAACGCGCGCCCACGGCGTAGACCTCGCGCGGCTCGATGGCCAGCAGCACGCACACCTTCTCGTCCAGCTTGTTGGTCTGGTACTTCTCGCGGGAGCTCTCCGAGATGTTGTCGAGGCCGTACTCGGCCACCAGCTGCGAGATGGTCATCTCAAACTGGCGGTACACGGTGTCAACGATGCCGGCGGCGCGGCTGGAAGCGATGCAGCACTGACCAATGGGCCAGGACTCGAAGTAGAAGCCGCCCTCTTCTGCCTCGTCCATGTACATCACGAACCAGCCAGCGGTGAAGGCGTCGAGCAGACTGTCGAATGCCTCGCTGTCGAAGTTGGCCGCGTGGATGTTCTCCCACATGAACCTGGCCATAGTGTCCAGCCAGGCGCGTTCCTCGTCGGACTCGTGGCCCACGTCCATGTCGAACCAGCGGCTGTTAGCAGGCACCATGCCGCCCATCAGAGTGGATACACCCACCTTCAAGGACTCGGGCGCCGTGCTGTCGAAGATGCGCGCCTTCTGGCTCTGCGCATCGGTGGCGGAGATGATCACGCTGTCCAGGCCATCCCCGCGGGCCGGGTTGGTCCACTGGTAGCACTCGCGCCATGTGCCAACGCTGAGCTGCTTTTCAGCTTCCAGGCCGGTGTGGCGCTGCTTGATTTTCTGGACGTCTACGGGCATCAGACCCCCAAAGTGGTGCGAGCAGAGTCACTGCTCAGGAGAGAGTTTTCACGCAGAGCACGGCGCGCCATCTGCGTCTGAGCATTGGCGGCCGTGGCTGCCTTCTGCTCAGCTTGCGCCGTTTGCTGTTGTGCACGAGCTTCTGCGTCTGCCTGGGCTCGCTTGGCAGAAGACTCAGCCGCTGAGGCTGGGTTGATGCCAACGATATCCAGGGCTTTTCCAACAAGGCCGCCGCACATGGTCAGCTCTTCGCAAAGCCGTTGGCGTCGCGCTGCACGGCGACATCAGCAGGCAGAGGGCAGACATAGCCTTCGGTAGAGAGAATGGCTCGGCCGCCGTTCTTCTTCACCTGCTTCATGGCTTCGGCATGAGAGGGAAGCTCGGCGCGAGCAGAAGGCGCGGCGGCAGCTGGGCGCAAGGCAGCCATGCCTGCTGCCACGCCCTTGGCAATCTCGGCCTTGATGAAGGCGGCCAGGTCGGCGGGCATCTCGAAGGCAGGCGCGGCGGCAGCTGGGTCGGCGGAGTCGGGGTCTTCGACTGGCGCACCGCCCTCAGGCATGAATGCGTGGTCTTCGTTAACTTCCGGTGTCTCGGGTGTCTGAACGCCGGGGGTTTTGATGGATGCTGCGCGGGTGGAACCAGTAGCCATTGCGGTACTCCTTGAAATACCGCGCAGTGTCAAGGTGTTGGCGGGTCAAGTTCCCGAACGAATCTGATGCGCGCTGAACGTGGGACGCTCCGTGGGCACATCCTCCCAGCCCTTGCCCATCACCTCACACCAGATGCAGAGCAGCGACAGACCGTCCATGAACTTGGGTTGCGTGCCCGGCGTGTTGCGCAGCGCCGCGAACCAGCTCTTGTGCTTTCCCATGCGACCAGAGAGCCTGCCCATACTCCAGCCGCTGCGGTTCAGGTCAGTGACCACTCTCCACCAGTCCACATGCTTGGCTTCAACGATCATGGCTGCCCCTCCCAAATGCGTGCGCGCGCGCGAAGTCGCGGGCATCTGCTGTGTTCTCCCACGCCACAAACGCTCCCATTTCAATAGCGCAATGTGATGCTGTGGCGCTGGTACCATTGAATTTCAACGTCGAAACCCTTCCATGAACGATTCCATACACTTCCAGCGCTGTTCAGGCGTCAATGCTGGCCAGAGGATTGATTGCGCGTGCTGCCCCCACAGGAACTCGTCTGTGGCTCTGTGCAGCTCCGTGAACTCGGTTTCGTCCATGCTGTCGAAGTCAAGGCTGCGCGGGATGGCGTTGGGCTTGCCGTCCAAGCCGGGCACGAAGTCTGCATAGCCTGCGCCCATCGTCAGCCAGGCCCGGAGCTTGTCCAGCTCTGTGAAGGCTTCGGTGCGCTCGAGCAGCATCTGCAGCTTTTTGAAGAAGAACGCATGGTGTTTGGGGTTGCGGGGCATGCGGAAGGTGAACGCCATGGTGTCGCCGGGCTGCATGCTCACCACCGCCGCCCGGAACCGGGCATAGGCCCGCTGCCCTGCTGGGTCCATGCCGCACAGCTTCCCGTCCTGGCCTTTGGTGATGACGAGGCGGCTCATACCAGAGCCCCCAGCAAGTCCCCCTGCTCTTGCGTGGTCATGACAGGGACTGGGGAAATCGGGGTGATGGTCACCACCAGCTTTCCGCCCGTGACCGGTGCACCACGCTCTGCCGAGATCTTGCGCACCCACTTGTCGTCATCGATCACAACGCCCTTGAGGCTGTCCAACAGAACCTTCTGGGCGTTGTCCAGGTCCATGCATTGCACGGTGTCTTCCCAGCCGACAGGGTCACGCTTTGCACGGCGAAGCGCGTCCTGAGGGCAATGGGGGTGCAGCGTGTAGCTGATGGCCACTCGGCCAGTGATGGGGGCTCTAACACCGGCGGCCATGGCCAGCTTGTGCACCAGATCCTTAAACGCCTTGGCTTCGGCGCTGACGTAGGTCATGGCCTGGTAGAACTTGCCGCCCTTGGGCTTGATGACGCGGGTTTGCCAGTAGCGATTGGCACTCACAGGGTACGGAAGGGTAAGTGTGATCATGATTCGTTGCTCCTGCTTTTGATTGATTTACTGCCAGGGCTGGCGGCCAGCGAGGCCCAGCGCTTCTCGGTAGGCTCGGATCTGGTGGGCGCCCAGCTTTTCGCCGGACTCGTGGCGCTTCTGCAGCTTGTGGGCCCAGGCTTTGGGGTCCTTCTTCGTCTCTGTGCCGAAGGACTCGCGCACTTGCTTTGCCAGTTCGGCCACTCGCTGAGGGTTCGCCGGTGTCTGCTCGAGCAGCGGCACTTGCTTCTTCGGTGAGGCCCGGCACAGGTCCCGGAACTCGAAGACGTTTGGCGGTTTTGAGGACGGCAGATGGTCCAGCGCGTAGCGGATATCGCCGGCGGTGAAGCCCAACAGGCGCTTGTTCCACTCGGCTTGCACGTCTTCGATGGGGGTGGCGCCAAGACTCCGGTCCCACGCTGCACCGTATGCCGCGCCGAGCTTTCCGAAGAGCCACTGGATGCTGCTGAGAGCTTCTGTCGTCATGGTCAGGACTCCAAAAACATCGTTTCGCCGCGGGGCGTGATGTCGATGACGTTGCGCGGCATGTGCTGCTGGCGGTCTGGGTGCACCCGTCCTGTGGCGCGCTCCCAGCGCTGCATCTGCTCTTCACGGTCCCGCTCGGCAAAGGACTGCAGCTGGCGCGGTGCCTGGGGCTGGGCTTGATGGCGGGGCTGCACCCAGTCGGCGCAGAATCCCTGCCAGCCACGGGCACAGCAGGTCTTGAGCGCGTCTTCCAGGGTGTACGAAGCCTTCGCGGCTTCTGAGGCGATGTTGTCCAGGGCGGTTTGCGTCACCGGTGCGCGCTTGGCTTTGCGATGAGCAAGCCAGTCAGACCAGGTTGTGTCGGTCACACCTTCAGGTTTTTCAACCTCAGGTTTTGCAGCGCGGCTTTTTGGTATTTTTTTAGTATTTGGTTCTATTCCTGGTTCTATTCCTGGTTTATGTGCAGCACGTTCACTACCCTTGTGAACGTCGTTCACTACCCCTTGTGCAAATGGTTCACTACCCATGTGAACGTCGTTCACTACCAAAAACGGGTCATCGGGGATGTTTTTGACCTTCTCCGGCACGCCGAAATGCAGGTTCAGCACGTACTGGTTGGGCAACTTTGCGTTGCCACGGGCCCGATGCAGGACACGCAGGTAGCCGGCCTCTTCCAGCTTGCCGATCTGGTCGACCACGGAGCGGCGGGAAAGGCCGCAGTCCTCGGCCAGCAGGTCGTGGCTGGGGTTGCACTGGCCACTGTCTCCGTTGTGGCGCTCGGCCAGCATCAGCAGCACCAGCTTCTGGGTGCTCGGCAGCTTCTGGCGGACTGCCCATGCAAGTGCGGACCAGCTCATGTCAAACCTCCGGCCAAAGTTGTTCCGTCTCGCTCATGCGCTGCACTTCGCGGCGATGCGAGTCCAGCCATGCGCGGGCCTGGACCTCTGGAACGCATTGGTAGTCCTGGGGAACCAGCTTCCAGCCAGCGTGGTACAGAAACTGGATGCACCCTTCCAGGTCCTCGTTTTTGATCCGGCTTACTGTGGATTCGGAGATCCCCATTGCAGCCGCTATCGCCGTCTGCCGAACCTCTTTCATCCCTTGCAGAACGCTTGCATACGCCTTGCGTGACCTTTCATGTGCGCTGTCAGAAACTTCAGACATGAACTTCACCTTCATCAGCAACCCTGAAGTCAGCGGGCACCGGGAATGTCTTGCTAACCTTCACCAGTTCAGCCAGGCGTTCCAGGAACTTGCGGTCATCCTCAATTCCAGTGGCTTGGCGGTACAGAGTGGCGGCGTCCGGAGACAACGGAGCGCGGCCATAAATTTCAGCAACTTGGCTCAGGCCAAAAATAACGGAGCGGTTCATGTCGTCATCCTTGAAAAATGTGTCGGTGGAAGATTTGGAAAACGCGATTGCAGAAGCTCTGCAGAAGTTCGCGCCCAAGGACTGGAGCTTTTCGGTGTCCATCAACGAGCTCAAATTCGCTCAGACATCGAGTCGCGTGGACGTATCCATGCACGCATGGGAAAGCTCGGACAAACCGTTCGAAGGGATGGACGTCCCGTTCTGACGGCATCACGCGGCCTCTTGTCCCGCGGGGGCGGCCTGCTCTGCGGTCAGGTGCGCAGCACTGGAGCGGATGTAGGCCCAGTCGAGCTTTTGGGTAAGTCCCTCGCCTCGGATGTCGCCGTTGGATTCGCGCTCGATCGCGACGGCAAGCTCAGGAGAGCAAGGCTTGTATCCATTCATGACATTCGAGAGATGCCCGATGGTCGTTCCACAGCGACGAGCGAACTCACCGCGTTCGGTTGGCGACAACGCCATAAGGTATTTTTTGAGGTTCATGCCTCATTGCACCACATGGTGCAATTCAGTGTCAATACCAAATGGTGTCATTCATGATGTCTATTCGGGGCATGTCGTCTTTATCTGAGATCCGAAAACACAACCTGAATGCACTTTGTGTCCGCCGTGGCTGGGTGAGCCGAAAGAACCCAGACACGGGGTCTCCCTCTGACCTGGTCAACCTGCTCGGCAGATCGTCCAGCTTCTGGAGCAACCGGCTTCAGGGGTCCCGCGACATCGGGGCCGAGCTTGCCCGTGAGATTGAGGAAAAGCTGGATCTGCCGAAGTACTCGCTCGATGGCGATGAAGAGTCCTCCGACTTTGTGAGCGTCAGCTTGCTGGCCGTGGAACTGGGAGCCGGACCTGGCCGCGTCGTCGAAATTGTTGAAGAAGCTGGAACATTGCAGTTCCGCCGCGACTTCCTGCGCAATGCTGGAGTGAGCCCAGCCAATGCGGCCGTGGTGAGCGTCAAAGGTGCCAGCATGGAGCCGACCATCAAGGATGGTGCTGTGCTGCTGATCAACAAAGCAGACCGAGAGCCAAGAGCTGGCCACATCTACGCCTTCAGCTGGGATGGCGAAATGATGGTCAAACGGTTTTTCAAGACCGAGGACGGTTGGATTGCCAGGTCAGATAACCCTGACCACGATGACATTGTTCTGGATGGTGCAACAGAAACCGCCGTTCAAGGCCGCGCCATATGGATGGGCGCAAAGCTTTAGGAGAAGTGATGTTTGCTAGGGTTCTTTACGCGACGGAAGACATGTCGCTCATGATTGACTGGATGGGAATTGGAAAGCTCATGGTTGTGCACAAGAACGGAAGCCGTTTTATAGCCGAACCATGGCAAAAGCGATTTTTCATGGACGTTATGTCAGTTCTGTCTGCACTTGGTCAGAAGATTGAGCCAGGGAATATTTTCTGCAAAAAAGTCATGGATGACTTTACCCACGCGCTCTATTCCTATCGCTCCCATAACCCTGCATGGGCGGTCATGACGCATGACGGGCCTCGTGGTTACACCCTTTCAGTGGTGACAGAGGTGCGAGATCACATGCGACAAATCGAAGCCATGCACAGCTAAAAACTCCTGCTGTAGAAACCATCAACAGACGCACAACGTCGAAATCAAAAAATTTTCGCATCAATGACACCAAATGGTATTGACATGCATGACACCGAATGGTGCAATACACCCATCGCAGCACAAAGCAGTAACGCAAAAGTGCCAGCGGTCAAGCCAATGACGAGAGCAGCGAAGGAATCCCGTAGCTGAGCAGCCGCCGAGGTCTGCGTCTCTCTGAGGCCGGGGGTGGAAGCCTGCAGCGGCTGGGAGATCCTGCAGTGCCAACCGTCACGCAATACGGGACAAACCAGAGCATCTTCTTAGAGGGTGCTGTGGTTTGAAGGAGGTCCACATGATCTGGCCATTTAAGAAATCAAAAGCCCAACAGCCACAGCCTGAATGGTGGGAGCAGTTCGTAGGTATGACGCTGCGCGAAGCGACCACCAAGTGGAGTGACCCACCACGGATACGACGTCATCACGGCGGGTGGATCGCTGAAAGCAGAACAGCTCGTGGAGAAGTCAAGAAGACCCCAGCTGCTGCTTATGAAAGTTGGCTCCTCAAGGCCGCTCGGATCTTCGATTTGAGGTTCTTCATTGCGTCGCATCCGTTCTAACAAAGGTATTTGAGGTGACCGAAATGTGCTCTTTGCCAGCATGCGGCCTGCATGTGCCTTCCCCCGCAGGGCTAAGCGGGGCCATCAAGATGACAGATGCAGTTCCCCTCAAATGGCTCAGGGTGGGCTTCATATCGAAGTGTTGCAGGCATCTGGTTGCAAACGGATGCCGGCGTAAATCTTGCGCGGTTCGATTCCGCAGCATCTGTCACCTTGATGGCGAAGTGCAAATGCACTACTCAACCGGCTCAACCAGCGCGGCCACAACGCGCCGGGGACAACACGGAGGCTCTATGTAGTCACTCACCATCTAATCAAAACACTCGCCTGCCCTGGGCGATACCAGGGCCAAAAACAAAAGCGTCTTCATCCGAGGGCGCTTTTCTTTTTTCACAAGGAGCAACCATGGAAATGCACATTTCACCGGCCACCAAGCACCGGGCCGAGCTGGCCAAGATCATGGCGGCAGCCGATTCGTTCCAGCCTGAGCGCGGGATCATCGCTGGCGGCGCACTCACAAGCGCTTTCACTGGCCGCGAAATCAACGATATCGACATCTATTTCGGCTGTGTTGGCGACTTCCAGTTGGCAGTGCAAGACGCTTATGACGAAGGCTGGTGGTGTGTGTCCGCAACTGATCGCGCGGTGACTTTCATCCGGGGCCCGCGCGTCATCCAGTTGATGTGCTTCGGCTTCTTCGCAAGTCCGGCAGAAATCTTTGATGCCTTCGACTTCACGGCCTGCATGG